AGCTTACTTGTCCCGCTGTTAACCAACATCCTCCACCTCCATTACCATGATTCGGTTAGTTGCATCGTGTATAACGCTGGAAACGATATAGTAGCCTATCAGCGTACCGGCCTCAACTTTTACCTTGTCTCCTCTGCGCAAGAATGGTAAGTCGGGAGCGGTCACTTTACGCTTTCGCCTTGGCTGGCCTCGTTCTTTCAGAATATCCTGCGCGGCGGCCTTAGCAGCTGCTGCATTGTCAAACTGGCGCTGATAAACTACTTCCTGAAGAGTGCCGAATTCGGTCCTACCGTCCAATGTTGCTACAACAGGTGCTTTGCCTTCTTTGTCTTCGGCACCAATTATTTTTACGCGCGTAACCAAATCCTCTATATCCTGTCTATCGCTAATGCTATCCACATTCATGTTCGCACTAAAAACATAGACCGGGCTATTTATTCCCGGTCTAACAATATCTATCTTTCCTTGCTTGCTTCGTACAATCCACTTTCCGCCGCCTTTCTTCTTGGCTTCATTCAGCACAGAATAAATCATGTCGGCCAGAGTATCTCCTCTAAAAACCTGCTTGGCCAGCGCAATGTTCGGGCCTTGAACGTCTCCCAAAGGTATCCCCCAGGCCTTGGCAATGTCCTGGATAATGGCCTTTGCGGTCTGGCCAGCTTTATAGAAACGATCGTCTTTGCTTTTCATCAAGTAGATGAGCTGGTCATAAGCCGTGATTGAGAAGTGCCCTAAAGGGTCTGTCTGGTAGTCCCAAACGAAGATAGTTCCCCGGAATATTTCCTGCTGGTCACTCCCCCAATCGGCATAAAGAAATATCTGGCCACCCAGCGGTATGAGTTGGTGCAGCCATTTCCCGTCTGGCATCTGGATATTCTGCAACTCTGCCTCCAATCGTACCGCAAGCTCGCCGTCATTTTCTTCCCAGGACAAACTGCGCAAAAAAGGTTGCAAATCTACGCGTTGACCATCAGGTCGAAGCAATATTAAGGAATAGCTAATTTTTGTAACGTCAATCATACCTGCCACCGCCTTCTACGCAATCCGTAATACTTGCCCTGGCCTGATCAGGTTTGGGTCTTTTCCTATCACGTTGGCATTGGCCTGGTAAATTTCCCGCCATCTGTTACCGTCTCCCAAGGTTTTCTTTGCAATCGCCCACAAAGTATCTCCGGATTTCACCGTGTATGTTTTTGGCGTTGGTGGTGCTGGCCTAGATGTTGCGGTGCTTGAAACCATTGTAGGAGATGGTCTGATTTCATTCTCAGCCATAATAACCATCTCCCGGGCTTCTATAAGGCGCAAAGAATACCAGCAGTCTCCGTGTCCGCCACGCCATTCATGCTCGAAACTACCATCACCATCAAAATAAACGTCATGGTTGATAGGGGTTTCCGTCACCAGCAGACGGAGCTTTGTTCCTTCGTTACGCCATAAAGACAAAATACCCGCAAGTTCTTTGGGCGAACGCCAACTTTTCACCATCGGGTCGTTTCTACGCGCTTCTCCCGGGAAAAAGCCTTCAAAGGAAAAGCGAGTAGGCACACGGCCACGAGGCAGAGATATTTCACCTAATTCAATTACATCAAATGTCTGTATTCTATTCCCTGTTTGACAAGTTATTCTTTCCGGGTTTATCGGAAAATGAATACGGCTCCCGTCAGGAGCCGTTAGGTAGAAGTCCATAGGATCACCTTCTTTTCTCGCAGGCATTTTATCTTTTATTCAGGTTATTTCGTCATGTTTTGAAATACCGCACGCAAGTTATTCGCTATTGCATCCGTAATCTTATCGATGGCATTGTCTATATCATCCCGGTTATCAATTACCACCTGACTCACCAAGCCTGCTAAATCAAAATTCAGATTGACGGTGGCAGGTCCTAGCATGGCAAGAGAAGGGGTAAAACTAACCGGGATTTTCTGTTCCCGATTCTGCGTCAAAGCTCCAGCAAAACCGCCCTCTGCATATGGCCTTACCCCAAGCCTCCTGCCAGTTTCTAGCCACAGGTCCATAGCCCTAGCCCTCATTCGTGCTGATAAAGGTATAATCGCTTCCGGTCCTGCTTCGGCAACCAGGCCCAGGTGGGGACGGGTAAGGATGCTCCCGGTGGCGTGAGGAGTCGGAGTAAAGCTAGGTAAAGATATGCTGGGCAATTGGAATGTCGCGGCGCGGGCCGCCGCTAACGCTAACGCATTGGCTAAAGACTTACCGTTTGCTACGATACTATTAGCAACTCCTTGTAAGTTAGCTGCAAATGCTGTTTCTATAGCGACAATCCTCCGAGTTTGCTGCCCCATCTGTTCCATGTTTGAGATAACTGCTGTAGCTTGGCTTTGGAGATTCTTAGCAAATGCGGTCTTTATCGCTGTAATATTCCAAGCCTGCTCGCTCAGCTGCGTCAAATTGAAGATAACCGCATCTGCTTGGCCTTGCAGGTATACACTGAAACTTCCCAGGATTGCACTCACCTTATTCGCGGCTTCTGCCATCGGCTGCATAAATTGGGTAGAATCAGCAGGTGCTCCTGGATGCTCCCTGGACCCCTTGAACGCTTCAACTGCCTTGCCGCCTAAAAAGCGGCCACCTAAATATCCCACAAAGCCACCAAGCACGCCACCTATAGCCGTTCCTATCCCCGGTGCTATAGCTGTTCCTAAGGCAGCACCCAGCTTGGCACCGCCTAGTTTGCCAGCCAGTAAACCGGCCAAGCCACCCACGCTCTGGGCAGTTGCATAAGCCTTATCCTGGGCGGTGGCAATTGAAATGACCTCTCCTGCCACAGCTAGTGGTAGCATCACCTGATTAACCTTGCCCAGCATGGCCAATGTTCGAGATGTGGTGCCTGCGGCGGTCGCAGCAGGAGCTACAACCCGGAGAATTTCTCCGCTAGGACCGTAAATCAGTTTAGTTCCGGCAGCAGTTGCAGCGGTGGCTGCAGTTGTGGCTGCCGCAGTCGTAGCTGCTGCAGTTGTGCCTGTTGCTGCTGCTGTCCCCACAGCTTTCCCTAAGGCCCACTTACCAGCACCGAAAAGACCTTTTCCAAGTCCCCAAATCCCTCTTGCCAGTGCGCCACCGCCAAGGAACCACATAGCCGCAGCGGGAACGGCAGCTCCGGCAACGTTTCCTTGTTTTAATTCCTGTATTGCGCGCTGACCGAGAGCTTTCATCCCGGATATATACGCTTTCACACTTTCTTCTCCAAGAGTCACGAATACTTTTGATAATTGTTCCTTTCCGGAGCTCCCTAGCCATGCGGTTATTTCGTCAATAGCAGCAGTAAATAGAATTTTGATTTTATCCGCAAAAGTAGCCTCTCTAAATTCAGGGCTTTCCAATATATCCGCAAGCCATTCAAAAGCACGGTTGAGTTTGTCGCCTATATTCTTGGCCAGCTCTTCTGCATTTCCTATAGCCTGCTTAAACCATTCTACCAACCGCCGCAGTCCAGGAATAGATTGAGTACCCAGTGTGATATTTACTGCTTCCCATACAGATTGGAGCTCTTTTTGCGCTCCCATTAACGTATCCAACTGTATTTCCTGCATCTCTAAGGCCTTATTTGTGCCAGTTATTTGTCGCTCCATATCCCGCAATGCTTTACCGCCCAGTGCAATAAGGCTGGCCATTGCAGGACCGGTCTCCTGGCCAAATATACGCATAGCCATAGCCGTATCGACGCCTTTAGCCTTTAACAAGTCAATTATATCAGCCAAAGAGTGCATTGCCGGATTGACTTGAGAGGCTTTTATTCCTAACTCTGCCAAAGCTTTCTTTGTGTCCCCAGTCGGATGCGCCAATGCTGACAATGCCGTTCTAAATCTTGTCCCGGCCATTTCTCCTGTAAGGCCCATGTTGTAGAACAAGGCTAGTGTTGCTGCAGTTTCTTCCAGACTACGCCCGAACCCAGCTGCGGCAGGACCGGCATAACGCATGGATTGGGCTAATTTTTCCATAGAAGCTTGGCTACTGCTGATGGTTGCTGCGAATACGTTAGCTACGCGATCGGCTTCTTCTGCCTCCAAGCCAAAGGCGGATATAGTCGAAGCAACTGTTTCAGAAGTAAACGCCAAATCAGATTGCGTAGCAGCCGCCAACGCAAGCGTTCCGCTTAAAGCCCCAATCTGTTGATCTACATTGAACCCAGCAAGAGCAAGATAATAAAGCGCATCTGCCGCTTCGGACGCTTTAAACACGGTCTCCCTACCGGCTTTGGCAGCGGCCTCCCTCAGACGGTCCATTTCTTCTTGACTGGCCCCGGCTACAGACTGTACGTTGGCCATTGCCTGCTCAAATTCACCGGCAATCTTGATAGCACTGCTTATTAATGCCATAGGGCCTAAGGTCAGCCCTCCCATACCAATCATACCCAGGGGTGTTTTTAACATCCGCCCGATTCTACCAAAAAAGCCAGTAACCTTGTCCTTGACGCCTACTGTCACGTTCCAAGCCCTGGTGGTCATGGTTTTTAACGTCCGGCCAACTTTGTCCAGGACGGGAGAGGCCTTATCGAGTACCGACAGCCGCAGCCGGTAATCAGTCATGGCCATACGTTGTATACTCTGATTGGTTTTTTGTGCGGCTTGTTCAAATTTATTTACCCTTTCCCGGGCTTTTGTGAGAGGAGCTTCGCTTTGGTCATCAACTATAATCGGTATTTCTACCCGATATACTTCACTCCCGGCCACGGCTTGCCCTCCTCTCTATTTCTCTTACTTGTTCCTCTTCGGCCTCCAGTTGCACCATCATGGAAGCCAGCATAAAAGCCCTAACCTTGCGGGGTTTGGCATAAAACTCATCAGGAGGAAGGCCTTGCCGCTGAAAAATATGATGCAGCAGCGTAGCCTTCCCTCCGGCCTTTATAAGTTTTTTAAGGTTTCCTCTGTGCTCTCAGCGTCCTCATCGGTGTAACCACTAAGGCTTTCAATAAGCTCAATGCACTTTTCTTTTTCTCCTCGTCTAAGGGCCTTGTCAACCAACTGCCAGCCTGTTACCACCGGACAGCCTGTTACCAACTCTGCTTCTGCCCAGAGGTCTTTATTGTCCCAGATCGCCTTTTTGTCATCGGGATGGGTAGCTGTGTAGATTACCAAGCTGTTGAACTTTGCCGAATTGAACTCTCGCGGTACGGCCAAATTGCCCAACCTACGGTCTTTAGCCACTTTTGTAGCCTGGTCTCGGCACTTCTCAAATTCGCTGTCATCAAGACCGCGAACCCGGAAGGAAAACAGTTTTTTACCGTCCCTGATAACCTCAAAGAGCTTGTATTCAATAATTGTTTCCATCGCCTCCAGGACACCACTGACGTCCCGGAGTATCACATCTTCATTACCCAAAAGCATTTCCTTCTTCTCTTCGTTCATGTTATCCCTCCATTATTGAGCAGGTGCCCGGAGTACTCCCATGAAGTTCAGCACGGCATCCGGGGCATTGTTCCGCAGTCCAGCAATAACTTTCTGCAACAGCCGGGCATCTCTAATCACGGTTTCGGTGAAGGTCAAAGTCACCGTATAGCTTTGCGGTACCGCCCAGGTCAATTTACTTCCTGCTGGCTGATAGTCGGTATTTGTATAGTTTACCTGAGCCTGCCACTGGTTGACTTCGGCTAGGAAATTGCCGTCACCGTCATACAGTTCCCCGTTGTAGCCCCGGAGGATGTTTCTGGGGTCAAAAGTACCACTATCTAACAGCTCCTGCAGTTCAGGCGGTTCATTTACCCGAAATGACCATGAACGGTTAATAATGTCCCCCGAAGTAACGTTTGCAATGTCAATAGCGCCGTCAGGCACGCATGACCGAAAAATATAGCGTCCATCTGCCATTTACAACACCTCCATTATTGATTTTCAGCCGGCGGAGCAAACCGGAACTGGAAGGTAATGTAGACTTTCTCAGCGCTGTCAAGGTCATCAACCTGAACCACGAACCAAGCTGAGTCTCCAA